TGACCACACAATCTTCAGTTTCGCCATGATGTTTTCGTAAGTCATATAAATACTCTCTTCTTATTTTACAGTATATAGGTGGTATGTTAGCATTTAAATAAGACATTGCAACTTAACATTTCCATCGTCTTCTAGCCTGTCTTAATCTTGAATTAGGATCTTTTGCTGCATTTGGAAACATTTTCATTTGTCCTGCAGATCTTGCACAATATGATTTACGTCTTGCTGCTCTTTTTGGTCCTGGACTATCTTCTGTTACAGCTGTGGATAATTTAGAACCTGGGTTCATTCTTCTGTAGGCTTTAACACCCGCTTGTGTCATACCTGCGCCAGCTTCAGTTGATCTAAAATTTTTTTTATTTCTTGCAGGCATTCCACCCTTTTCATAACCAACCATCATTCCAAGATTAGCCATTAATATTTTTGAATTTTTATTTTTATCTGATTCTTCTGCTTCTTCCTCATCAGATAATCGTGCTCTTTGTGATTTAATTGTTTTAGATTTAATAGAAGATCTATTATTTAAACCATAAAGATCTTGAGCATCGTCATACAATGACGTGCCAGTAAATTGACTCGTCTTATAAATAGGCATGATAATTACTTATCAATAAATAGTGTAATATTTAAAGCGCTTGTATTTGCGGTGACACCGATACCATCTACGATACCAACGCCATTTCTTTCAGCGTATAAAACTCCATCCTCTGGAAGATTTAATGTTTCTGTTCCGCCTGCTCCAACAGATACTTGAATATAAACTTGTGTATTAGTTGAACCACTTACTGTTGTAGAATTTGCTAAACCATTAATAATTGCTTTACCAGCGGCTCCAGTGGATTGAGCCATAAATCCTCTTAATCTTGTAGGACCTGTAAATAATACTTTGTTTGATTCTGTGCTATCGCACACTACTGGTTTTACATCTGATTTCATAGGACTAATTTTACATTAAAAATACTGGGGCGTAAATACGCCCCAGTATATTAATTTCTTAAGCTCCTGGTGAGCCGAAGATTCCTCTAGGATCAGAGAATCCAAAAGAATATCTCTCTCTAGCTTTGAATCTTACGTTACCAGTGTCAAAATCACCCTCAATCGCTGTTTTAATTGGCGATCTTACAAAGTGTTTTAAACCATTTGGAGCATCAGTAATAATGAAGAATGCATCCGTGTCAGTTAAAAAGTGATTAACTCTATAACCTTGTGGAATCATTCCCATATTTAACAATGCGTTGATATCGTTTTTAGCAAATGTGCCATCTCCGGTACCACCCACAGTTGTTGATAAAGGAGTTCTTAAAACTCTCTCAGCAGTAAATTGTAATTCTTTTGGAATAATCAATTTAACACCTTGAAGAGCTATTTTTAAGCCTCTCTCATCTACAAAAGCAGCAATATCAATTAATGATTGCTCTAATGATGTTTCTGACAAGTCAGCAGCAGTAGAAAGTTCATTTCTGAAAGTTCCACCATTTGCTAATGGATGGTTTGTAGCACAAAGCTCCACACCATCACCACCAGTTACACTTGTATTAAAAGCATTATTTAGAACGTCAGCCGCAATCTGTTGTTTAGTTTGCGACATTGATCTAGCCAATGCTCTTGTGTATCTAGCTGCAAGTCTGTCGTAAAGGTTATCTTCAATTGCTTCCTCAGTTATCGCAAATGCTAATGCAAATGTTTGGTGAGTATATCTTGAAGTATACGCTTCTGTAGCATCGTCAAACACTACTGGAGCACCTTCACTTTTTGCTGCCGCGCTTGCAAAACCTGATAACATTACTTCTTCTTCGAAAGCTCGATCAGAAGTTTCTGTTATAAAGATTTCAGCATGCTCGTTGTCGTATCTATTATATTCCAGGCCGAATAGTGCATTCAATCCTGGCTCTAGTTCCTTGACTAGCTGCGAACGTGATATAGCCATAATTTAATCTCCTATTATAGACCTGTTCCGCCTGGACGGAAAAAGTGATTGTTAATTCTAACAAGAACTCCAACATTGGATGATACGTTAACATCGCTGTTAAACGGATCTTGTGTGATATCAATTGCTTGAACCACAAATGTTCCTGCTACACCAGACTCAGACACATCTAGGGTTACTTTTGATATCCCTGTTTGTGTTGATCCTGTTACATTTGTTACGGAAAAGTTTCTAAACAAATCTGCAACAACAAAAGTAGCGTCAGCTTTTACTTCAAAAACTGTCTCTGGACCATCAATGACCATAGCGATAATATCGCTAGCATTAATAGTTCCTGGATAGTAATTTAAAAAAGTTGGCTTCTGTGTTGTTGGATCTGTATAAAAACAACCATTGAAAACACCCACAACTGAATTAGAAGTGTTTGCAGTATGTCTTTCAATAACTCCAGAAGCAGTTGGTATTACCAAATCTCCTTGAAATATTGCAGTGCCATAATTTGCAGCAATTCTATAACGGTTTTGAGCATTAATAAATGGGCTTCCGTTTAATTGTCTAGATGGTTTTAAACCATATTGTTCAACTACGTTTGCCATATTTATGTTTTCTCCTTTTTAAGTTTTTATACAGTGGTCGACTTTTGTCAAAAAATTATGACTTACGTCCACCACCAAAAGTTACGCGAGATTGTCTACTAATATTAATAGGCATCTCCGGTCGTTGTTCCTTCATGAGATCATTATCCATCGCTTTTAATCTATCTCGAGTAATTCCTCTGAAATACTCAGCGCGTGATTTTGCGATCTCTTCCGGTATCCTAGCCAACACTAGGCCAGCAACCCCGATCAACCCTGCGTATCTTCCGTCATGGATGACTGGATAATTATGTTCGCCGATTTGATTTTTAATCTCTTCAGCTCTTACAAATACCCAACCTTCTCTCATTTTCTTCGACACATTTGCAGTGTCTTGAAAACCCATTGACTCGACTCTTATCCATCTATGGATAAAGCCTTCTGGCGCAGGTGGTGCATCCAGAGATGATGGTGGCGTCCAAGGTTTAATCCTTGTTTGTTTTACTTCTTCAGACGCGCGTGAAGTTCTTTTATTTTTATCGCTCATACTAATTAGCCTCCTTCACGTATTTAGCGTATTCTTCTAGTGGCACCCCTAATTTTTTGGCAATAGCCACCTGTGATTTGGTGAGTCTCACAGTTCTTCGTCCTTGTTGTTTTCTTCCAGCGGAAGCAACAGTTTGGACTGGTTTGCGTTGTTCTTCAACAACGAATTTATGCGGGAATATATCTCGCATACGCTTATCTATCTGATTATAATACTCATCGCTCTCTACTTCAATACCACTACCCACTAGTTCCTCATGTACTGTAATAGCCGCATTTGCCATGATTCTATCATTAACAAACCAAGTATTTTTTTTCACCCACTCCTTAGCTTTTTCGCTAGGTTGTGGAATAACCGGAGTTTCAGCTTGTACTTTAGCCTCTTCAGCTTGAACTTTTCTTTGCTCTTCAAGTTGTTTAGACCTAGCTACACGATCAGCCATTTGCAATTTAGCTTTTTCTTTTTGAACAGCTAACTGCGTAAGCTCATCATTTGCTTCCATGATCTGATTAGGATCATTGGCTTCAATAGCCGCTTTTAACTTAATTTTTACCTGTTCTCTTTGAGCATCTACTCTTGCTTCAAATTCTTTCAGATAATTTTCGTCAGCGGTATCAAATTTCTTTTCAAAGTCGCTATATTTCTTTTGCAAACCTTTTGCAAAATCTAAAGCAGCTTTTTCTCTTCTTTCGGCCTCTCTGTATTTTCTTGTAAGTTTATCAATTCTTTTTTGAATTGATTCAGACATCTCTGTTAAGTTGTCTGTACTTTCTTTTTGTTTTTCTTCAACTTTAGGTTGAGCTTCAACTTTAGGTTTCTCTTCTTTAGAATCCTCTATTTGTTCTATCTCAACTTTATCGTCTTGTGTTTTTTTACTGTGGTCGACATAACCAAGATCAACTTCACCTACATTTAAATTAGGTTCTTTTGATTCTTGTTTTTTATCTTCTAGTTGGATTTCTGTTTCTTTAGCATCATCCAAATCTAGTTCGACATCAGTTTTTTTAGTTTCTTCAACCATTTTTTTTTCTCCTTAGTATAGATGAAGAACATCAGAAGGTTTTCTAACGATTCCTATAATTTCATCATCATTTAAAATACGGTGTTCACCATATTTTGTTCTAAACCTTGAACCAGCATATCTACCATACATGATAAACATTCCCTCTTTACACCACGCACCATCAGGAAATTTTTCTTTGTCTTGATAACAAAGAGTTCCCATTTTGATTACTAAACCAACGACAGTTGTCATTTGAATAGTTTCGTGTGTTTGTTCGGATAAAAGAATACCACCTTCAGTTTTAATTCTTCCAGAGTATGGTCGAATTAACATTCGATATCCAACTGGATCAGGTAAACTGCTTAAGTATTTTTTTATGCCTTCTGGGTCTGTAGGGATTTTAATACCTTCTTGTTCGGTATCATCTGTTTTCGGAAGGATGAGTTCCTTGTCGGGCGTTATTATCGTCATCGATGTTCTCCTCTTTTTTTAGCAGGTCTTTAAGATCCTGAAGCAGCACTTCTAAAGCACTGAGCTTGCCCTTAGCATAGTGGAGCCTGTCGAGCGTGTCTACACCATAGCAAATATCTTGCTTGGTTTCATCGATGCGTTTTTTGATGTAATTCTTGACTGTTTGTAGTGTTCCTATATCAAGCATAATTATTTTTAATCTTTCTTACTATATTATATGATTCACCATTATCAAACTCTTTTTTTAAACCTATTTTATAAGCCCATTCTTTAGCATTTGTACCCTTTATAAATATCTCAGTTAAATCCTCTCCCCATTTTTCTATACCTTTTTTAAGGTATTTTTCTCTTCTAGTTCTTTCTTCTTCCGTAGATTCTCCACCATCCCAACTAGATTTACCATGAAAATGAAGCATGTAAGAATAATTTGCAATTAAAGTTTTATACCCCTTTAATGCACATCTTATTCTATAATCCATATCCTCACCACCACAGTTAGAAAATGTATGATCAAAATAACCAACCTCATTATGCACCTCATAAGGTATTCTACCTAAATACATTTGCATGAATATTTTTTCTTTAAGATCTGTAAATTTAAATAAGTTTTTATGATAATTAACAACTGCGTTTAAATAGTTTTCTTTACCCTCATATTCTTGAATTTGCATACAAGAGGTAATATTAAAATTAGGTGACTGATATAAATAATTGATATTACAAGCAGGAATAATAATAGCGTCATTTCTTTGTTTTAAAGGTTCAAACCAATCTTTAGTAAATATAATATCATTAGTTATAACTACAAAATGCTTTTTAAATTTCTTTGCAATTCTCAATCCTTTATTAAAATTCTCTGCCCAAGACTTTGGAGTTTTATTATTAATATAAATATCTATTGGATAATCTTTTCTAAATGCATTTGTTCCGTCATTATTTACAAATACAAATATATCTCCTGTCTCTAATTTAGTTTCTTTGAAAAAAGAATATAAGGCTAATCTTGAATAGTTTTCAGTTTTTGCAGAACTTACAAAACAAAATACATGATTTATATTAGTTGTTTTGTCCATGTCTTTGGAGTTTTATCATTTATAATCTCTATGTCTAGATGATACTTAAAGTCCCGTGGTCCGTGTTCCTTGATATAATCATAAGTTTTCTTGATACCTTCTTTAAATGTTGTTGTAGTTTTGTAGTTTAGAAGTTTTCTTGCTTTATCAGATGAACATGTTGCATGTTTAACTTCTTGAGGTCTGTCTGCTACATATTCAAACTCGCCATTAAAACCAGTGACATTGGCACACGTTTCAGCGACTTGTTTGATAGTAACGAATTCTTCATCGGGCCCGATGTTAATTACATGGCCCACGACTGACGGGTCTTCAACCATTTGTATTAAACAACTTAAACAATCATCTACATATGAAAAACATCTAGTTTGTAATCCATCTCCATAAATAATTGGAGGCTTACCTTGAAGCATACGATTAATAAAAATTGATACAACATTTCTAAAGGGATCATTATATTTTTGATTTGGTCCAATAATGTTATGAGGGACTGCAATTACTAATTCTACACCATGAACTTTACATAAAGTTTTTAAAATCTCTTCACCAGCAACTTTAGATATACCATAAGGATCGACTGGTTTAGCTTGCATGTCTTCTGTAAATGGACTTAATTGATTTCCATATCTTGCCATTGAAGAACAATAAATAATTCTTTTCACACCGTTTTGAATAGCAGCTGTTGCAACACCAACCGTTGCCATGATGTTGTTTTGTGTAATGGTATAAGGTGAAAATACTGATAATCCTTCGTGCGCTGTTGCTGCACAATGAAACAATACATCAACGCCTTTGGTAATTTTAAGCATTGATTTAAAATCACTACAATCTAATTTAAAAAAATTATCTAAGAAAGGAATGTTCTCTTTGTCTCCACCTATTAAATTATCAACACCTATAACTTCGTATTTTCTGTTAAGAAGTTCTTTGCAAATATGTGAGCCTAGGAATCCTGCGGCTCCTGTGACTAGAATGGTTTTAGCCATTACTCAATAATTTTTTTATCTCTTTTAATGTGACCTAAAACTGTGCCTTTGTGTTCACCCTCTTTAAT